GAATGAGTGAATCGCCTAAACGGGTTTGGATGGACCCCGATATTCATTTTCCAGAATGTGAAAAGCAATACTTATGCGACATAGGATACGTCCGCGAAGACCTTTACGAAGAACTGGAAGCCAAGCTGAAGTGGGTGATTGAAGAACGGGACAACACATTTGCGTTGATGTTGAAACGTGCGGAGGCAGCGGAAGCCAAGCTGGCGACGGCGGTGGAGGCGTTGGAAAACATCTCCTATGGTGGGGCATACACCGACATGCAAATCGCCCGCGCCACCCTCGCAGAACTGAAAGACGACATATGTGTATAGGAGGAATGTGTAATGAAGCAACTGAATGGCTGGTGGGTAACTGATACTGAATTCGATAATGGTATTGCTCATTGGGGGCCAGATGAATGGCAAAACCATATGTCCGAGTTTACTACGAAGTATTTTGTTCCAGACGAAAAGCGTCGTAGAGTTTGTCTAGATATCGGAGCAAACATCGGCCAATCTGCTTTAGGACTAACGAAATATTTTAATAAAGTGCACTCATTTGAACCTTGTATAGATTTCTTCGAATGCTTAAACCGTAATATAGAACAAGCTTCCATTGATAATGTTATAACACATAATGTAGGTCTTTCTGATTATTCGGGCGAACTCTTTTTTAAGGAAAAGACACAGAGGTGTGGAACATCTCGCATGTTTACCACTGAAGAGGTTAAAGCCAATCATCATCTAAAAAATACTGATGATTTTATTTTGCAAAGGGTAAATGTCCGGACCTTAGATTCTTATGAATTTAAATATGTGGATTTAATTAAGATCGACGTAGAAGGCTGGGAACCATACGTTCTAAAAGGAGGGATCAAGACCATCAATGATTGGAAGCCTACTATTGTTGCTGAGTGGCATAGGACAAAAGACAAGGCAGCATTAGATAATATACTGCTCCCTTGGGGTTATGTTAAGTTATATCAACGCCGATCAGATTGGTACTATGTTCATAAAGATAAAGTTTTATCAGTGGTTACCAATCTAATAAAAGATCATCCAGTTGCATCTCATACAGCTTTTTGGAGATTACTAGGAATATGAAAGATACTATTCCCTTTCCAGACGTAAATCGTGTAGAAGTGATCGACGAGAATGGTCGGTCATATGTAAAATATTTTTGTAATAACGTAAAAATGTGTTTACAAGATGACGGATATACGTTAAAATTGTTCTTAGATAAGGAGAACAATGATGGATAATCCTAATAAAGAGATACTTATTGAAATGCTTGAAGCTGAAAACAAAAAACTACGTAAAGCACTCGATGTTTATCAGCGTGAACGTGACCGTTACAGACATGCCAATCCTGAAATGACTGGAGCCTATTTCTTGTCTGGGGGTCATGGTAATGTTGACTCTAACATGCTTCCAGAATATGTTCGTATTGTTCCTGCATATGGTTGTGCTTGGGAACAAGTCTATGTAAAGACTGATAGAACTATAAGCTATGAGGGATCGTGATGTATAATCCTGACAACTGGGTAATTATCAAACTTGATGATGGAAAAGATCCGCATTATCGTGTATTAGCTGGCTGGAGTGGTGGATACACAACTGGTGACAGTTGGCGACTAAACAGTGGTATTACTCGACATGATTTCGATGGCGACTATTGGTATTTCTATGGAAGTAGTGGTAGTTGCTATAAGTGTTATGTGGATAGCTATTGCTTGCGTATGAACAATGCTCATATTTGGGCAAAATTACAAGAACTCCACGGCGACAAAGTTGAACTGCTTGAAGATCAAGCGTGGATCAAAGAAGACTGGGATTGGATTATCAAATGAGCTTCTGGCATTACCAACTAATGTACCACAAGTATGACGAACCTCAACTTGGCGAAGAAGGCTATTATACAGTTCACGAATACTATGAAATGGATGATGGTCCTGGTTGGACTAAAGATCCTGTCACCGTGGATGGAAATAGTATTGAAGACGTGAAGAAAATGTTGTTGCTAATCTTGAAAGATATTGATAAGCATGGGGTAAAGGATTATGAGCCTAACAAGTAAAGCACAAGCCTATGATGTTCTAGTCAAAGAACTGTTTAGACTACTTGACATAACCGAAGAGACTGATGACGGCAGATACTTTAAACCTAATAGAATCTCTAGTTGCCGTGCAATGGATGCGGAAAAGCTGGAACAGGTTTTGAAAGAATTGAAAAATGTGTTGGAGGATCGGGGATGACTTATTATAAGGAACTTCCTTGTCGTAGATGTGGTCATGTATGGAAATGGGCGTTCGATAAGAAGTCTGTTCCATATTGCCCCGAAGGTCACGGCTGTACGGTTGAAGGACCAACTACTCGCGAATTGTTTGATGAAGTTATGAAGAGGTTGGAAAATATTGAAATGAAGATCGATCGTATTCCACAGGTTCCTCCGGTATATCCAACTATCCCAACCGGTCCCTCATTTGGTACAAGAATCTGTGTTAAATGTGGTATGAAATGGGAAGGCGCTATGGGATACGTTTGTCCTTCAAATGATTGTCCGGTTCAGGTGAAGGTGACGTCACAGACATATAACATCAGCACCTCCACTGGAGACTTTGATATTGAGAGCCCGGATCCAGATGAAAGAACTTGGTACTATGATGGGGATGGAACGAAGAGGAGCAAGGAATGAAGTTTATTAAGACCGAACGATACGCTAACCAAGATCGTGTTAAGATTGAAATGGAAGTCCACGATGAAAGCACCCTCTATGAAGTGCTAAAAGAGTTTCAGAACTTCCTTCGAGCTTGTGGTTATGTTATCGATTATAACAAATTTCTCGATTTTGTGGATATGGACGAATGACCGATAAAAAATCGTTACTTGACACAATTGCTATAGAATCTCTAGTTGCCGTGCAATGGATGCGGAAAAGCTGGAACAGGTTTTGAAAGAATTGAAAAATGTGTTGGAGGATCGGGGATGATTTATTATAAGGAACTTCTTCGTGGAGTTGAGTTCAAGGATGGATGGTAATGAGTTCAGAGTCCTCGTTTGCGGCGGAAGATCGTATGAAGACCGATCTAGAGTCTTTCATGTCCTTGATAAAGCACTCAGAGCTGCAACCCTGGCAGAAAGACCTTTTGTACTCATTCACGGCGGCGCAAAAGGAGCCGATGCGCTTAGTGGTGTATGGGCGGCAATGCGGGAAGAGTCAGTTGAAGAACGAGTATATCCGGCTGATTGGGAAGCTCATGGAAGAAGTGCAGGACCAATCCGAAACAGATTAATGTTGACAGATGGGCAACCACATGTTATAGTAGCATTTCCAGGCGGTAATGGAACTGCCGATATGATTCGACAAGGAAAGAAGGCTGGTGTTCCAGTGTATGAGGTGAAAAGAGGAAAATAATATGTCTAAGAAGTCATTAGCTGAAATCCTTTCTGAATTTAGCGAAGAACAAGAAGCCATTGAAAAGCAGATTGATGTTGATATGGACGAATGGTGGAATGGATTATCCAAGGATGACCAGATGAAAGCATTCTATTCTGTTGTCAAGCGTCTTGTTGATGGTGAGTTGACTCAGAAGGGTTCTTATCGCTATGTGTTGTATGAAGTGTTTGGTTTTGGAATGGAAAGCTATATGCTAGGTATGATGTGTGGATATATGGCACTGCACAATAGCATTGAAAGAGACGTGGAGAAGTTTACATGAAAAATGATATGAAACTAATAAACCGAAAGTTGAGAGAATCAAGAAAACTTCCGGAAACCAATCCCACAGAGTATAATCATAAACAGGATATCCTGAGGCACTGGGAGTTTGAAAGACACATGCTCAAGCAAGCATATGAACAAGAAATGTATGGATATGGAGTAAAAGATTATGAAAATGATTGACCTACTTGAAGATGTACTTGAATCAGAAGCTATGCATGATTTTCTTAATCAAGTATGCTTGATTAAGTTGAGGTCGTCTCTTGATAACTGTGTCGTTGAGCGTCAACGACTCGATAAAATTAAAGAGTATCGTGAGCTTTTGCTCCACGAAGAAGAGGACTGGGAATGTCTGGTCCAGGATATTCATGCATTGAACAGGGTGATTGATCTCTATGGCGGATAATAATTATATTATAGTAACAGCAATCTCAAAACACCGTATGCGCTATGTGATGCATAATGATTACCAACGAGTTTGAATTTGATGAAACCATTATCACTGTTATGGATGATACTGGCACATATGAAGATATTCAAGTATTTTTGGATAATAATGAAGTCTATATCAGACAATATAATGAGGTAACAGAACACTATGATCTGGTAGTCATGAGTTGTGAAATGTATCTACAGATGTTGAGTGCAATGAAGCTTCCAGAAGGGGCATTTCAATTTAATTTTAAAGGCAAAAAATAGTGTATCATAAATGATACACAAATACCTTTTTTCGAAAAAAGTTTTAAAAAGTGCATTTTAGGTGTTTACATGTATAGGCACACATGATATAGTAATCATATAGTGAGAAAAAAAAGGTAACACACCATGACCAAGTTTAACAAAGCGCTGATCAACAAAGATGGCGGTATGTTCGTGACCTACGGCGAGGACCGGAAGTTCATTGCTCGGTTCAAGCACAATAAATCACCTTTTACCAAAGCCAAATTCATCAAAGAATTGGTTGCCAATCACACCGTTGAAGATTACTTCTCTAAACTAGAAGCTGGTAAAGCTCCCCTTGCTATCCTTCGGGATGCCAACCCCGATTGGTTCTACGGTATCCTCGAAAACTTCTCTGGTAAATCTTTCCGGTAATAGGAGAAAAACTCATGAAAGTATATGTCAAAACAACCACTTCAGAGGGTTCGGAGTACAACGTTTGGGGGCGGCGGGTAGACTATACCCGGTCTTTTCATGTCGGCCCGTTTGACAGCACTCAAGAGGCTGTTGACTGGGCGATTGATGCTGGATATGAAGGAGTTGAAATTTTGGAGTTTGAAGCATGACTAAAATAAACATGAACAATGTAATTGTGTTGCACAAAGATCATGAGATCTCTATTGCCCAACACAAAGTCGGTCATAAAACCGAGGTCCAGGAAATCATGATCTTCGGCCCTTATGTTGATGATGAGGTCATTCCTTTCGTCCAACACCATGGACCACTGGGTCTGGTAGAGGCCTTACAAACAGCAATTTCTCTTATTGATGAAAAGGTAGATGCACTATGAACTCGCAAGAACTAAAAGAACTTGGTTGGGACATTTATCGAGTCAACAACTGGGTTGCTCGTCATCGTGAAACTGGTCGTAAGATCACTGCTGGCACTTTCGCTACTCTGCTTCACCTTGTGAACTACGAAGAAGAAACCAAAAATGATCCTTGGAGAAAATTATTTGCCTAAAACCGTACACTACGTGGGGATGGATTATGCTACCTATCAACGGGCTCGGAAAGTCTTTGGTGGACCTGCATACTACCACAAGTGGATGGATGATCGGGTATGGACTGAAGTTGGTCCAGATGATATGGTAGTTGTGGATAATTGGAAATATAGTCCGTATGTCTGGGATGCAAGTGCTGTCCCTAGCCAATACACTGATTAAATGGAGATGAAAAATGACCAATAATGTATCAGATGAATTTTTGAGCAAAGGTACATACCTTGGTTACTTCGAGGTAGAAACACATACAACAAATAAGGATAAGGATGATAAACCATCACGATCATATGAACGTCTTGTCTTTCGTCGTGCTTTGAACATCGAACGGCGTGACTTGATTGCAATGGGCGACATTGTTTACGGTATGTATGTTGATAACAAACTTGTCAAGATTGGTAAAGCAGGTGGTGCTGAAGGTTGGGCTAGCCGAGCAAACGTATATGGTAATGACCCTGCTAATGAGAAAACAAACCGCAAAATCTTGAAACATCTTCATGAGGATTTTGCAACAAAAAATCCAAAAGTTTTTGTTTATGGGCTGTCTGTTCCTCGGATTAAGACTACATATTTCTGTCCTATTACTAATGAAACCGTTGATATTGAGGCACCACAGAATGGTGCAGTTGAAACTCATCTAATCGCAGTTGCAGAAGAGCAGGGTGAAAACCTTATTTTCTGTACACAAAAGAAATGAGTATGCATATGATCCGTGGTGTGCAAGTCCACGGCAAATCAAAGGTTAAACGTAAACCAGGTTGGAAAAAGGCCTTGGCGGACCACGAAGAACGATTGAAAAAGCTTGGTGTCACTGGGAAAGGTGGTGATGCTCAACTTAAAATACCAGACTATTCTACCGGTCCTCGTATGACTTCGGATAAAATTCCTGGCAATGGCAATGTAAAACAGAATAATAAATACACAGGTAATGAGATTGCTGGTATTGTGACCACACATAAATCCAACCTTATGCCAGTACGTAAGGATAACAAGCAGTCATTTATAGATGCTGCTAACATGCGGAGGTAAAGAATGGCTAAGACAAGCGTTGAATGGCAAGAGCTTCATGGTCTTAATACTTATATGTCACATCTAAAATGTATTAAGGTCAAGGCATCTGGTAGTCTGTTAATTGAGACCAACAGTGCAATTCGTATGGCAGAGATACGAATAAAAGAACTTGAAAATAAAGGTGTATAATGCTACAGTTTGATGTGGATTATTCTAAAGAAATTCGTAACAGAATCAAACTATCAGTAGCAGCATATGCTTATGAGTATAAAGATGACTCTATCATGTCAGATGCTGATTTTGATGCACTCTCATTAGAAATAAATCCGAAGGAGAAAACTGGTAATAGAAAAATGGATAACTTTTTTAAAAAGCATTTTCATCCAGATACTGGCATGTGGATCAGATTTCATCCTGAAAAACAAAAACTAGAATACCTATATAAAACATATTATAAAGGCAAATCAAATGTTTAAATTAGCAATGGCTATTATTTTACTAGGCTCTACTTCTGCATTAGCGGGAGATGTGTCTGCTACTGTAAAACATCATTATAAAAATGTATGGGTTGATAAACCTATTAAGAAAAAAGAATGTTATACAAAAGAAGTTCCAGTATATGGACATATTCAACGTGAAGGGAATGCGGCAGGTGGTGCATTACTTGGTATGATCCTTGGCGGTGTCACAGGCAAAGTTATTTCTGGTAAAGATGCAGGGGCTGCTGGTGGTGCTGTTATTGGTGGATTGATTGGTGCCGATCAAGGATCAAAATCACGAGATGAATTAGTGATTACTGGATGGCGTGAAGAACGTGTATGTGAAGAGATTGTGACTTATAAATCTCAAAAAATAAAAACATATTCTCATTCCACCATTGAATGGAAACAAAACGGCGTGATATATAACCTAAGGTTCACCCGTTAAATTAATTGGACACGTAGCTCAGCTGGATAGAGCAAGAGACTTCTAATCTCTAGGTCGAGGGTTCGAATCCTTCCGTGTTCGCCAAAATTCGTGGTCAAGTGTAGTGATCGGGGCTGGGGATTCTCGGCCGACACGAATCGGATGCGGAGGGTCCGTCTACACACCTCCCAAAATTAACGCCCTTATAGCTCAGCTGGTAGAGCAACTGATTTGTAATCAGTAGGTCCGCGGTTCAAGTCCGTGTGGGGGCACCAAAGTTGGGTTGACACACTGAACCTCACTTGAGGAAGATTGTTCGTTCTAGATAAGATTAATCAAGGTGGAAAAGGTCAACCCTTTTATTAATGCGGGTGAAGTGTTACGGTAGCACGGCGGTCTCCAAAACCGCAAGCCGGGGTTCGACTCCCTGCACCTGTGCCAATCTCGGTGTGGCGCAGTTTGGTAGCGCATCTGGTTTGGGACCAGAGGGTCGTAGGTTCGAATCCTACCACCGAGACCAATATACTCCTCTAGCTCAATGGTTAGAGCTGAGTGCTCATAACGCTTAGGTTACAGGTTCGAGTCCTGTGGGGAGTACCAAAAACATTGGCCGCTTGGTGGAATGGGAGACACTGGAGACTTAAAATCTCCTGCCTTCGGGCGTACCGGTTCGAGTCCGGTAGCGGCTACCAAAACAAAGGAGGATAAAATGGACCCTATTATTGGATTCATTATTGCAGTGAGTGCTATTATCAATTTTGATAATGTAACTACTCTGAAAGAAGAAAATGCTGTATTGGAAAGAAAAGTTGAAACACTTAAATATGCTACAGAAGAAATTTATCAGAGGCATGAAAGTGTAGCAGAATATGTTGATGAGCAGTCAATAAAACATGAGGATGATTTTATTCGGCTTTCGGCATCTCATGCAGCTGCAACGGCACGTAGAAAATATGATATTGAAGAAAATGCATCCGATATTAAACGGCTTGAACTACAAGTGGAATATCTAATTAAAATGTTAAAAATCCAAGAGTTGCAGTCGTCACTTGAATCCGAAATTGGTAAATAATGCTTCGTTATCAAAAATTAAATAAGTTTCCTCAAGATAGAGTAGAGGAATTAAAAAAGATTTATCATAAAAATATACCAGATCCTAGTACATATCCTGATAACATGAAAAGCCATAGTTATCAATGGCAACGAACAGGCATTAAAGTACTTCAAGAAAAGTTTGATCTTGGACCGGAGTTTCAGTCCATTGCATTTTTTATGTTAAGTAAACCAAACGGGCAAATGGGTCACATTCATTTGGATCCAACTTTACAGTTTACTTTAAATATACCTATATATGTACATGCTACTAAAGGTCAGTTTCTTGCACCAAAATATGATTCTTTGGACTATTACCCAAAACCGTATCAGATATATAGTCCAAGAAAAGATGATCCTACATATAAAGGACCGAAGTATTGGGATGTTTGGGATTATAATAAAGATCTATTCGAGTATGTTGATATGGATAGCCCTATTCTGATCAATAACTGGTTACCTCATTCTTGGATGAATTACCACAGTGAGTGGCGAGTTGTCTGTAGCATATTTTTTAAAACCAAAGATGTGACTGAAGCACAGGAGATAGTAAGAAAATGGCAATGAGAGATCAATTGATTAAGGCGTGCCTTATGCACGCAGAAGGTGAACTGGAACGAGCCAAAACAAACATTATGGTCTACATGGATCAATCAGTAGGCATTGGTGAGCACAGTGATATCGTAGAAGCCATTCAGGAAGAACTGGATAAGATGGCTGCTGCTGTTGATCGTATAGAAATGTTGGAGCGGTTTTTCCATGGTGATTACATAAAGAATGCTAAATGAAAGTTGCCGTCACTGGACATCTCAATGGTCTTGGTAAAGCGTTGTTTCAACGCTTACCAAATGTTATTGGTTTTGACATTGTTGGTGGATGGGACAGCTACGATATTACAAAAGATTACAATAAAATAGCACAAAAAGCCCATGACTGTGATGTGTTTATTAATAACGCATACGATGGTCGTGGGCAAATTCTTATGCATCACGCTATTGAAGAACAATACCAACATACCAATAAACTGATCATTAATATATCTTCACTCACGACCGATCTATATACAGAACGTGATGATCAGTATGTTCAAGTGAAGCGAGAGTTAGAAAAGATAAGTAGGTATGCAAGGTGTCCATGTAAATGCATTCAAGTACCTCTCATGAACACTCAACTCGCAAACGGAAAGAAGCATGCTAAAACTCACAAGATCAATGCTGACATTGTAGCAAAGGCAATAATTGAATGGCATATCTCTTAGTCTCATTTGCATGGTGGATGTTTCTATCCTCGGCAATCGTGTCAGCAGGGTACCATCGGTACTTTGCCCATCGTGCTTTTAAGGCCCCTGTTTGGTATGAGTATATAGTGTTATTGCTCGGACCACTTTCTGGTTCTGGTCCAGTACTTGGTTGGGTTGGTGTTCATAGACTACATCACAATCACTCTGATACAGAAAAAGATCCACACTCACCTAAATTCGTTCCAAAATGGAAAGTACTCACATCTATGTTTGATGTGCCACCGATACCAAGGAGAGCAGTAAAAGATCTATTAAAGAATAAAAGAGTTATTTGGTTTCATAAACACCACAAAAAAGTAAGATTGTTATCACTGTTTTTCTTTTTAATAGTGTTTGGTCCAATCTGGACTTTTTGGTTATTCATCATGCCTATGGTGTATGGTTATATTGGATATGGTCTACTTAACACATATTGTCATAGCAAAGAAACTGTAAGAAACTTGTGGTGGGTAAATATACTTACCGGCGGAGAGGGTTGGCATGCAAATCATCATGACAATCCAAGAGATTGGAAAATAGGTAAAGAATGGTATGAATGGGATCCTGGTGCATGGTTCATAAAATTAATCAAAAAATCTTAACTCTCGATGATTACGGTAAGGACAATTTTATTAAAGAGTTAAAAAGACTTGGTGACCAGGATAATCTTTTTGACAAGCGTAACAAAGAGTGGTTTCAAATTCTACCGCACTCTTTTGATAAGAAGTATATTGATTGGTTCTTTTTGTTTGATGGTGAGAAACCTATGGCATTCTCAACAATCCAAAAGTATTACGGTGGCTGCTATCGTGTACTGACACGTACGTACATATATCGAGACTATAGAAGGTTTACCAATCCAAAGTTAGACACCTTCCTGAGCCCCACTATGCGACTGCTACCGTATCAATTAGAATATTTGACGGGTTATGATACAGTATTTGTTTCGATGCAGAGCAGTAATAGGAGAGATGCTCTCATACGCTTTAAAACTAAAATAGAGTATCACACCGGAGACAAGTGGCACCTATCTAGAGACATGTTACAGACGTGTGTCGGTGGAAAAGACTGTTGGCAGAATGTAATATATAAAGGGAGTCCACCAATACTAAACAGTATGAGTATAGAAAAATATGACCGAATGTTTAATTGAAAAAAGTAAAAGAACTCGTGTAAGAGGAACTGGTCCTCGCCGTAATAAACTTTTAACCATGTGTAAAATAGGTGAAGCTCCATGCCAAGTGGTAGAGGAGCTAAATTACATTTTGGATACATGCACAGGAAATGATATTGGCGGTGACAATTATGGCATTAGTCAAAATTGTAACTATGAGGAAGTTTTTAATACTGCTGACAAGTACAGACAAATTCTATTACAGAAAAAAGAAGAATCGGCAGAAGATGATGTAAACGAATATCTCTACACTGAATGGGATCATTCTTATGCAACACGGTATACAAAACCATTTTTAAATACTCTTTTTCATAATGTGTATAGATTTAGAATGAGTGAGATGCAAGGTGATCATGAACTAAACTGGCATATAGATGCAGATACAAGTGTCATATGCAGAGCACAAATTTGTTTATCTGATTCTGATTCAGCATTAGAGTTTCGTGATAAAAAAGGTATCCATAAACTTGTGATGAAACAAGGTGATGTGTGGTTTATTAATACAGGGTGGAACCATAGAGTTGTGAATGGTAATAATATAAGGCGTAGTGCCATATTTGGTTTTCACTATGATGATTTAAAAGATAATGGAGTGATTAATGCCGTCTCATAAATTTATGATCAAGTTGATGGATAGAGTTGCTACGTATGCTTGGGCTGGTCACGAATCAGATCTAGAAAGTTTCAGACATGGTCAGATAGCAACAAAAGATTGGTTAGTGTATGAGATTAATAAATTTGGAACCGATTTTAAAAAAGTTGCTGTTTTAGGATCTTGGGATGGTATTCTACTATATGAGTTAATGTCTTGGCATGGTAAAATTGAACATTGGGATTTTTACGATCTGAATCAAAATTGCCATAAACGACGTGATAAATATTTTGATATAAACTGTATTGCTCCAAATTATAACTCATATACAATGGACGTAACAGAAATTTTTAATGATGAGAAATTCTGTTCACAATATGATTTAATTATCAATCCATCAGCAGAACATATGGTAGACATTCCTGCACAAAAAGGCCCAATGTATGCTTTGACATCTAATAATTACAACGAGATAAAAGAGCATATCAATACCATCGAAGACTATAGAGATTTAGCGCTTAAAAATAATATAAATAGAGTATTATATGAAGGTGAATTAAAATTACCTTTATACACGAGATATTGTACAGTAGGATACCACGACAATGACAGATGAGATATTTGATTTTGGATTTACAGCTGTCACAGAGGATGAACTGACTAGTGTACAAGAAGCAAATAAGACTGCAATAGCATTGAGTGAACAGAGTGATAGTAAACAGAGCCAACTAGATTCTCTTTATAATGCTATTATACCCCTTTTAAATAATTTAAAAATGAACCCAGAAAAGGATTACATCTTATGGCCAAATCGTTTGGCTAAAGTAGAAGAATTTGAAGATTATTTACAGAAGATATACAAAGGATAAATTGATATGATAAACACAATGTGGTCTGCACTATTGCTAATATGTGCAGTGAATCCAGAAGGCGAGATTATGGAACCTAGAGTGTGTAACGCAGTGGTATCTCAAGATGTCTGGCGTAGTGAAGAAATTTGTATGAACCAGATTATCATAGAATTTAATAGGAGTTTAGGCTCACCTCAAAAAAAATATGCCATTCGAGATTATGAATGCTTTGAATGGAAAAGACAGAGACACCCGGCATCTAAATCCAAACTCTAATACCCTGCTCCTCAAAAGTGTACTCTTTATTATACCACGGATTTTTGGTTTTGTAAACCCCTAAAATGCATACAGTTGATAACTAAAAAGTTACCAAAAAGGTGTTTACATCTATGCCTACATGTGGTATAGTAACAGAGTCAAAAGGAGTTGTACATGATCAATAAAAAATGTCCTGTCTTCTCGATCTCAGACGAGAACTTAGATGAGAAGATTGAAGAGTGTGAGCGTGTTGGATCTGGATATGCTCTTGAAATCACTGATGTAAAGGCCTACATTGAGTACATCGAAAATAAAGTGCTAGGAGAAACATATGACTAATTTTGAATGGGAAGTGCTGGAAGATATTTACGCTTGGGCGGATGCCACAAACTTCGATATTGAAGCGGATCGGAAAACAATGATTGATGCATATTGGGCGGAAATTCTGGGTGTATCATAATTGTAACAGTTGTGTCTTTTTTAAAAAAAGATGCAATTAGGTGTTTACATAGCAAATAACATATGATATTGTGTATATGTAACCAAGGAGGATCACATGATCACCATTTTTCAAATCCCGCTCACTGATGAGCAAGTCGATGCCTACAATGCAGGCCAAGCTGTCCCTTCAATAGATGCTAAACGGAAGCTGATGTTTGGTTCGAAGAAATTCAATCCTTCGATGCTCAAGTACTTCCGGGCGGTTGCAGAGGTGCACACCGACGATTTGGAAAAAGCTTTCGAAGCTACCAATATTCCCACTGGGATCATCGTGGATAAGATCTGGCAGATGCACTCGACTTCTGTTGGGGATATCTTTGAAAAAGATGATCGGTACTACATGGTGGACTCGTTTGGGTTCAAAGAGCTTCGGTTGTTTGAAGATGAAATCGAATCCATCGGCGAAGCAGCTTAAGGGGGGATTTATTTCCCCTTATTCTTGTGGTACAATACGCGTATAACAACGGAGACTCTATATCATGGCGCTCACCCAAGCACAAATGGCCGACCGGCTCGCTATTATCAAACAGATCGCAGAACGCAAACAGCGTATGGCAAAGATCGTTGCCAAAGGCAAAAACGTTCAGAATTACGTGGACGAAGAATACACAGCTCCTAAACGTGTTAACCTCACCAAAAAATATGACGGTGGCGATTCTGAACTCCATTACACTGACGCTTCCAAGTACGCCAAAGAGTACTATGGTGACGTTGCCTACCAGACCACTCGGTTCGATAATGATTGGGGAGATTACTAATGCGAGTAGAGCGTACAGATACTGGATACCTTGAAATGAGGATCCATGAATCAAATGACAAGATTGATCGACTCAAATATCAACTTCGAGAACTACAAAAAACTGTAGACAGGTTGAATGAAAAGGTAGATGCCTTAACTAATGAAACCAAATGATCAATTTAAATTAACTGTAGATGACATTGACCTTATTGAATCTTCTCTCAGAAAGGCAATGATCGACAATGAGAAGCATGCAAGTCTTATCGTAGACTTGCTAGCTCGTATTCACCACCAGAAGAACTGGTATAGACCTAAGAAATACATTGGAGGATAATATATGATGACTCGTAAAGAAATGATGGAGATGCTTGAAGTGACAACCTGCCAGGTTGATTTCACGAAAGTGAATGGAGACACACGTAACATGACGTGTACGCTTCGTGCAGATTTGATCCCTGCTCCTACTAAGTCAGATCCTATTACACAGAAAAAAGTTCGTGCCGTAAACGAAGAAGTAATTCCAGTATGGGATATAAATGCTGAAGGCTGGCGCTCTTTTCGTGTAGACTCTGTCACCGGATTTAATGTGGTATCTACATAATGGCGGACCTTACTGGATTTCATATTGCCTATACGATATGTGTTATTGTCGTAGGATTTATGTTAGGTAGGAACTCAACTGATTTTCGAAAAAAGCTAGAAGATTCAGTCCATCACACAATTGATGCTTTAGTTGATAGAAATTATGTCTGTAAAAAGTATAAAAATGGCGAATGGTATTTGCTTACCTGTGATGAAGTTTGGCAAGAAGGTTATGATGCAGGGTGTAACAAAAATGATACATCCTCTAAAAATGTCAAGAATGTCTAAAAAAGGTGTTTACATCTACTGTTGTTTGGTATAGTATAAATTATCAAATGAGGAGAAGTGCCAATGGCGCAACGTAAACTGATCAAGACCAAGAAAAAGGCATTGCCGCGAGCTCGTCGGACAGGCCTTGCGGCAGCACCCACTGATTCATATCGGTGGTTTGCTTCGTATGTGCGACTTGAAGTGGACAAGAAAGATATTGCGAGTGTGACTCGTAATTGGATCCGTAATAATTTTAAGGGTGAAAAACTCAAATTCATGCTAAACGGTCCAGACTGGGTCTATACAGGCGTATATGATACCGCAGCAATAATTGAATGGGTTATTAACCGTGGCAATGATGTACCTAAAGGTTATGACTTGAATACCGTTTTGAGCAGGTATATCGAAAAAGTTGAAAAGTGGGCTACAATCCGTCAAGAGGAACGTGCTAAAACACTTGATGCTGATCCAGCTAAAAAGAAGGTTATTCAACTCAACCCAATGGAAAGGCAACAGCTTGCTGGTCGGAATCTTATTGCCGATTTAGAAGGTATACTTGACCTCTGGGAGGAACATAAGAATATCAACATCTATGATAAATTTGTTTCTGAAGGTGTTACCACTATTGGTGCTAACATGGTTCTTAAATATTATATTCCACTTCAAGCAGAGCTTGAGGAGTTGATCAAAAAGAAAACTCCTGATCTGGTAGAAGGTTACCAGAATATGAAACCTAAGAAACAAAAAGAGTTGCTTGCTTTTGTTTCTAATATTATTTCGGACACAGAAAAGTTTCTCTTGTCCAAAAAGGCAGTCCGTTCTGTCCGCAAACCTCGAGTGAAGTCTGCTGATAAACAAGTAACAAAACTTAACTATCTGAAGACCTCGCAAGAATACAAACTCAACTCGATTAATCCAATGTCTATTGTCGGTGCGTTCCGGCTGTACACCTTCAATACAAAGTACAAGACAATCACCGAATATGTCTCACATGGACCGAAAGGGTTTGAGGTAAAAGGTTCTACTCTACAGAAAGTTGACCTTGAACAGTCTCGTACAACAGCGCTGCGTAAACCGAACGAAAGTTTGCCAGTATTCCAGACCAAGACAATCAAGCAGATTGATCAGCACTGGAAATCACTCACAACAAAAACACGTGTGCCAAATGCACGTATTAACAAAGATACAATCATATTGAGGGTACTCGATAAATGAAGGAATTTTTAACACGAACACTTTTTACCAAGATGGTCGAAGAGGCTGTCTTGGATAAAAAGATGTCCTATATGGATGCTATACTTGCCATTTGTGAAAAGAATGACATTGATCCAGAGGGCGTCAAAAAATTTATTTCGGCTCCAATACGGAATAAAATAGAGGCAGAGGCTAAAAAATTAAACCTTTTGCCTCGAGAAAATGAATTGGAATTTGATATATAATGTGTTTACAAAACACTTTCGTTATGATATGATACTAATATTACAGCAACATTTCAGCATATAAAAGGAAACAAAATATGTCTTTTGCAAACATGAAACGTAATCGTGGCGGCATCGAAAAACTTATCAATGCAGCCGAAGCAGCAGGTGGTGGTTCTAAATCTTATCAAGATGATCGCATCTGGAAACCAACGGTGGATAAGGTAGGTAATGGCTATGCTGTACTTCGCTTCTTGCCAGCAGGTGAGAACCAAGAACTTCCCTTTGTCCGTTATTGGGACCATGGGTTTAAGGGTTCTACCGGCAAGTGGTACATCGAACGGTCACTTACATCTATTGGGCAAGATGATCCAGTAGGGGAACTCAATTCTAAACTGTGGAACTCTGGCATTGAGGCAGATAAAGAGGTCGCACGTAAACAGAAACGTCGCCTTCACTATGTGTCCAATGTTCTTGTTGTATCCGACCCAGGTAACCCTTCCAACGAGGGTAAGGTGTTTATGTTCCAGTACGGTAAGAAAATCTTTGATAAAATCATGGACGTGGTTCAGCCACAGTTTCAAGATGAGAAACCAATTGACCCATTTGATATGTGGGAAGGTGCAAACTTCAAACTTAAAATCCGTCAGGTAGAAGGTTATCGGAACTACGATAAATCTGAATTTGAAGGTCCATCTGAAATTGGTACAGATGAATACTGTGAAAGCATCTATAATTCGATGCATGACCTGAGTGAATATACTGACCCTAAAAACTACAAGTCGTATGCAGAACTCAAGACAAAACTTGAAAGTGTACTAGGGACAGCCGGTATGATGACAATGAGTGATGAAATGAAACTCAATGTTGAGGCACCTGCACCTGCTATGCAAGAAATCACATCAGCTGATGTAGACTGGACTGGGACTTTCAATGATCAGTCTTTTGATAGTGTAGAGATTACCACTTCCTCTCCCGATGGTTCGTCGGAAGAAGATCCAATGTCATACTTTGCAAAGTTGGCAGCCGAAGGGTAAGATGTTACCCCTCATTTGATCGGGTGATGCCGTAACACATCCGCGAGGGGCCACGGTTAGCCCCTCATTTTTTATGGTGCTGCCTGATACAATCCATCAGTATTATAAAAACCTTCACTGATCATATTGATTGTACTGCTATTATCTTCAGAGAAAGAAGCATTATTAGTAGATGCATCTACTATTCTGGCTATTTCATCACTCGTAAACCCTGCTTCAACACCGGCTCGTCTTACCTCAAGTTCTGCTACTTTTCTTGCAAGATCAGTCTCAATTGACCTTCTCGCTTCTTCCATCGTAGAAGTCATTTGAGCTCTTTGAACTTGAATTTCTTTAAGATCTTCAGTAAAATCAGGAAGAAAATAACCTAATTTAGGATTATTTGCTTTAAAATCTACAAAGCTTTGAAAAATAGTTTCTTTTATGAGATTAGGTACATTACCTATAAATTCTGCAATACTTAAAAATCCTATTTTAATTTTTGCAACAGCATTTGCAAATTTTTCTTCTGCATCAATTGCTATAAGTCTTGGTGTTTTTCTAAACCATTCTTCAATCATTCCAAGACCTGCTTTAAAATTTGCTTTTATGTTATCATATGATTCTATTAGCATAGTTTTGAGGTCGAGTTCAGGCAAGTCTAACTTAATACCTAATTTCTCTGCAAACCATTCTGTAATAGGAGCAATTGCTTTATTGTACACAAATTCACCAATCTCAAGATAACCTCCTTGTAATATTAAAAATCGTTTCCATAAATTCGTTAAGCTATCTTTGATTGATGTTTCGCCTGTAAAAAGACCTGCAAACCAATTAAATGCTGCTTCGCCAATTTCGAATACACCTCTAATCAGTGAATTAATTGATTCTTTGAAATTGAATTTTTGCACTGCTAATAGTGCATCACCTGCTAAACCTTGACCTTCTTTAACTGTTCCATCTTCATTGGTTTCTAAACCCAATAGATTTTTTAAAATCCAAGTCATAGCTCCTTTTAACAAATCAAGTGGAGCACCTAAGAAATCACCAAAAAATGCAGCAAAACCAGCTTTTGTCTTATCAAATACTGAACCTTCTTCTCCCATAAAAGCAGTAACGGCTTCATATGCACTGAATAACACACCAATTGGCTTTAAAAGCTTACCTAAAAAACCCGCAACTTTTCCTGCCGGACCTAAAATATTTGCATTAATAAATGAAAATAATCCTTTACCAGCACCTGTAATAAAATCAACAATGCCACTGCTAAGTTTTACAAGTGGACTTAATAAACGGTTAATTTGAAATGTTACACGACCAACAATATTCTTTTTAAATAGACCATCATCACCTTGTGCTATAATTGGTTTGCCATCCGCGCCAAGACCAAACATGGATAGTGCTCTAATTCTAAGAGCATTCATTCTCATAGCAATTTGAGTCGTTATAGGTGCGGCACGCTGGAACCGTCCTTGCGCATCTCTCGTAAGAAGACCTTCTGCGGTAAGACCAAAAATACCAAGAACAGCATTTCTCATTCTTATCACGCCATTATTGATTGTGGTAGGTATATTGGTTTTTATTATATCTTTAAGTTTTTTAATTGCACCAACTTCCCAGCCACGCAAGCCTGCCATAGCGGCGGCGAATGCACTAATACCACCAATTAAAGGTGCTATTAAAGCTGCTGGTGACCTAGAAAGAATTCCTAAACCACTGTTACTAGAACCACGACTTGGAACACTAGCAGTTGGACTTCTTCCTCGACGACCCTGTTCACGCAACGCCTCTAATTGGTCACCAGCCATTTGAGTTTGCTTATCCAAAAACTTTTTAATTAAGTCTTTTGTATCTTTTGTATTTTCGTTTGTAGTTTTTAACTCTTTAACTACATCATCCAATTTTGCTGACATTTAATTTCGGGCCTCTTTTTGGCGTTGTTCTTCTTCCTTTAAGTGTTGTATCAGTAATGAAAGATAAACTTCTCTTTCCCATGGTATCATTTCGTCTATCTCAGTCAATGAATATTTGTGATGTTGCATCAAACTGAATGAAGTCTGGTAATATGTACTCAGATTGTTATGAGATAGACTTACTAGAAAAAATTTGCCATTCCTTCCAATGTTTTCTTGTTTTTCATTTTACATGATACACACTCAAATTCTATATCATGACTAAGTTTAGGCATTCCATCAACAAAATCTTGTATTAACTGAAACTGATTTCGGTCCATTGATTCGATGAACTCTTGAATTTCTTCAGGATTTTCATCTCTCATGTCAATTCGTTCATCTTCTGTTATAACGTATGCTATACAAGATCTTAAAAGGTCAAATGCTGCTTCTGTACTGTCCATATTTTCATCGCTAATATCAGTAATTGAAGAATATAAAGGATATTGCATTTCTATGCTAATAGTATCAGAGATTTCAATAACACGATTACCTGATGGTGTTTCAATATCCAAAGATTCTAAATTTACATTTACTTCATTTTTTTCTTTACAATGATCACATTCAATTACAATTGTAGATGTTTCTCCAACTGATTTGGATCTGAGTTTAGTAAACATGAACTCAACATCAAAAGTAGTAAGTTTTGTTTTGTTTAATCCATCAACACAAGCATCGAGAGTATCAACCACTGCATTGAGCATCTGTCTATTGTCTTCTGATTCCATTGCAATCATTAGAACTTTTTCTTCTTTTACCAAAAATGGTCTAAATCTAACAATATCTCCTGTAGAAGGGATTTTCATTTCATATTTTGGTTTATCATTTAGCTTAGGTAATGCCATTTCAATGTCCTTATAGTATAGTTATAATTAATATGGTCCGGTTCTGTTCAGATCCAGTCTTGCTATTACTCCGGGTGGCGGCGAATCTGGGTATGGAGTTGTAATTGGTTTTGTTGTATTGATTGGTTCTGCTTTTTCTGTTAAACCCTGGCTTTTTGGTGTGAAATTAGACGTCCAATTTTTATAAGATAATTGAATCTGCAACTGCATTACATCTTCCATACCATTTCCCAATTCAACTGCTGACATGGTTGTGCAAAATGCTTTTTGTAAATTGCATTCATAAACAACGGATTCTCTAAAAATTGGTAAATCAATATCCAACTCACCTTGAGCAATATCAAGTGAGCCTATTCTAGGCAATCTATTCTGTATTTCTGTTGGTAATGTGGGCAATCCAATCGGTGTATTATATACTGGTAATGTAAAACCTTTTTTTAACTGTTGAATTTTAATATCAAAAGTATAGTCACTGTGGTAACCTGGCTGTAAAGTATTTGGATCTAATGCCAAGGCTTGCCATGTTTCAAAATATTGTCTCACTCCATAATCATTTAAAAGTAAAAATGTCATATTTACATCATCATATGCTTGATCATATGCTACTTTTTGAAGTATTGTTCCAATCTTTCTTTCCTGTGTCATAATTTGCCGACCAGGTAAGTTAACATTAGTGCACAATAAATTTATGTCTCTACTTGTAGCACCAGGCATTGATGGCAAGAAAACTCTAAAGACATTACCTTTTGCAATGCCACCCTTCGATGATATCAAGCCTTTCATTTCATCAATGCTAGCCATTGATTAATCTCCTCGAATCTTTGTAGACATTGGCTCTTGTACTTTTTTCAAAATCTGCAGTAGGAAGAAATGTAGCAATCTCCCATTCAGGTGCTTCAATTTCAGCAAACTTTGATCTGACGTGATCATTTAAATACATTTTGTAACAGGCTTTAAAATATTTCAGTTTAGCTGCCCTCTGAAGCATTTGATAATTTACTTTAAACCGAGTTGTTTCATCATATAGTTTATTGTTTAAGTTATCCATAAGACCATCAAGAAATTTAGCTCTTAGTGTTGGAGGTAGATAATGCAAATTCAATCCGTGGAAACCACCTTTTACTCTATCAACTAAGATAATAAGTGGAAACCTATCATAATAAGGCAATGTTTCTTTGTGTTTTGGATCATAATAAAACATTGCCATCGTACCTGGACCTATGCGAGTTTGTAGATTAACCTGATTGTCTTTCATCAGAGATGCTCTATTAGGACGCATACTTGCCAAACGTCTCCGAAACCACGTTTGGGACTCTTTGGATCTTAATGTGAGACCTTTACGAAAGGCTTCGATTTCAAGCGTATTAAAAAGATTGCTCATGTCTATCCCTAATTTCCATAATGTTATTTATATCACTTTTTAGGTTTTTTTCTTTGAAAAGGCTTCAAAGGTTTGGTAGACTTTGGTTTGATGCCCATGCTTTCAAGAGTGTTTTCTGTCCATATTACAAACTCCCAGTTACGGTCCTTTGCAAATTGTTGAGCAGCTTTCCATTTATTAATATTTTTTATGTATGTTAAACCTTCGTTAATATATTTTTTTGTCTTCTTACCAGGATTTACAGGAGGTTTGGTTTCTTTGTCTGGCTTTATTTCAATAAGTACCGTTTTTCCTGATTTAAAGGTTATTTTTAAATCAACAAAATATCTGTGGTATTTTTTATCCACATCATAAAAATAGGGTATTACCGTTTCCTCAGAACTCCATGATTTAACTTCAGAATTTTCGTCACACCATTTAAAACACCATTTTTCCCACATGGATCTATAAACGACATTTGTATAGTCGCCTTTATATTTCTTAAAATTTTTAACTTTATATTTGCCAGAATAAGCCATAATTTCCAATATAAATAATGATAACAATAACTAATATTTATAAGGTATGATATGGCAGAAACATTGAGATACCCACTCGAAGATTCTGAGGATTATAAAGGCACGATTGTTTTTAAAGTCGTAGATGAAGATGCCGTCAGAGAAGCTTTGCTAAAAGATCTTCAAGATATAGCAGACGCTGCGGCTAAAAATTATGCAGACCAACAAGAAGCCGAGGCGCTACGCAGCGGTATTGTAGGGTCCGCAACTGATAGATTAGAAGCAGTTAACAAAGCTATTGATCATAAATCAGTAGATACAGCAACAGTAACTTCTATAGAACAAGTTGAAAAAGATGCCACTTTACCTACGAAAAATACATCGGCTTGCCCTTACATCAGTCTGTTTTTACCAACGGCTTTTCAATTACAAGACGCAGTAACATTTGAAAATTTTGAATTAGGCACATTAGGTGCATCAGCTGAAACAGCAATGCAACAAGGACAAAGCGGTATTGCGGCAGCAGGTGGTGCAGCATATGATGCTATTAAAAGAATAACGGCTACTGAAAATGTCACGAGTCTTGCATCACCAACAGCTTCTCTTATAACAGCAAATGTCTTGAGTAAATTTGGAGCAACAGGCGCACAAGCAGCGGGAGTCGTGAGAAGTGTCACAGGTGTTCAAGTAAACCCTAATACAAGAGCACTTTTTAAAAGTGTGCCTTTAAGAGCTTTTAGTTTTACTTTTAAAATGATTCCAACAAGTCGAGTAGAAGCAGAACAAATAAAAGCAATTGTAAGGCATTTTAGAAGTGAATTATATCCAGAAGGTTTGAGCCTTAGCGGCATTAATTATGGCTATAAATTTCCTAATAGATTTATAATAAGAGCACAATATAGAAATAGAGAAATGGCAGGATTAAAATTTTTACCTGCTTTTCTTACAGGAGTTTCAACTGTATATAATGACCAGGGTATGGGAATGCATGAGGATGGTAACTTTTCATCAACGACTATTACTCTTAATTTTACCGAATCAAAAGCTCTTATGAAACAACACATCGAGGCAGATTTCTAATGCCAAACTTTTTTAGAAACTTTCCAATTGTTAATTATTCGTTTGGTGGATTACCAGACACGGTTTTATTTGAAAATATTACAGCATATATTAAAATTATAGACGATATAAAAGATAATGTTGCTTTTTATGAAACCACTTTTATTGATGACTTCGAAAGACCTGATACACTATCTTTTAAACTTTATGGTACTGTTAATTATTACTGGACATTTTATTATTTAAATAACGATATTAGAGAATCTGGTTGGCCTTTGGCAGAATTAGAATTACAGAATAAACTTAAATCGGATTATCCTCATAGAACAATTGTTACACAGAATGATATATCAAAAAAGTTTAAAGTCGGTGATACTGTTGAGGGTCAAACATCGGGTACTACTGGAACGGTAGTAAAAAGATTTATTGATCTTGGTCAGATTGTTGTAAAAACATCTGATAATTTTAGTGTTGGAGAACTTGTAATTCCAAATAACTCTATTTCTGATACCATTACGGTTGCGAGTGAAGGTGTACAATATAATTCTGTTCATCACTATGAAAACTCTTCTGGTGAATATGTCGATATAGATCCATTAAATCCATCACTTGGAGGTTTAACTCCAATTACATATTCCGATAGAGTCTATGCTAAAAATACAGCACTCAGAGAAATTAAAATATTAAAACCAAATGTAGCAGTACAGATACAGGCAGAATATAATAGATTATTGAGTGAGTAATTGATATGGTAAAGCAATATACACAATCATCTTTTGATTACAGACTAGATGATGTTAAATATATGCCTGATGGTGATGAGAGCTCAAAAGATAATATTAGCATTGCTAATATCATATTCCAAGTTGACATATTCGAAAATATAGAAAGGCCATTTTTATCAGGGCAAATTATATTAAGCGACAATACTGGAATTTATGATAAATTTTTAGATATAAAAGGCACTGAAAGACTCTTATTACAATTTTCAAACCCTGAAACTACTAATGTAATTGAAAAAAGATTTGTAATAAGAAAGGTACATTCATCTACTAAAACAGCTGAAAGATCAGAAAGCATTATTCTTAATATTGTTGATGAAACATATTATATTGATACGGTATTACAATTTAGCAAAGCGTTTAAAGGTACTCCAGATGTTATTGTTAAGAATATTTTAAAGGATCAACTCAATGTTGAATTAATATCTCCACTAATAAGTCCATATCAAGATTCCATGAAAGTTGTAGTTCCTTATATGACTCCTTTAAAAGCTGCAAAGTGGATAACAAATAGAGCAAGTACGGAACACGGGTTTCCATATTATCTTTATGCTACTTTATTTGATAGTAAACTTACATTAAAATCATTAGAAGAAATGTTTACCCAAGATTATTGGAATACGGAATATGATTTTCAATATTCTCAAGCACGAAATGAAAGAGAAACTAATTTAGTTCATCCAAGAAACTTATATAATATCAATGATTTTAAACAGAATAATACCGAAGATACATTATTATTAATGGAAAGGGGTTCAATCGGATCTTCTTACACTGTTATAGATTTAACGACTGGTGTATCAGATACATTTAGATTTAATTCAGATCAACTTTTTAAAGATGTTATTTTTGGAAATAAGCTGTTAGGAAAAGACACAGATAAAATGCTAGGCTTACTTGATGATACTAGTGTTTTTGGTGATGATAATTTCAAATTAAGTGATCGAAATGGGCAAAATTATGACAGAGTGGTAATGGTGAATACATATAATGACATCGGAAATTACTATACAGGAACATTTAGATTAGATGCTACCTCAAAGGCAATAAAAAATATTATTGTTAAATCCAGTGCTAAAATAAGTGTTGGCGGTTACATATTTTTTAGTGGTTCAGAAAATAGAACAATTGGGTCTAAAATTAATATAGATTTTCCAAACAACAGATCAGATATAGAATATCAAAATAAAGATTTAAAAAGATCAGGTGAATATGTAATACACTCTTGTCGGCATTCTTTTATTCAAGAAAGACATATGATAGATGCAACAATTGTGAAATTAGGGAATTTAAAAGAATGAGTGATCGTAATGAATTTACAGGACCACAAACTACAGCTTTCTATGGCGATCAAATAAGATGGTTTGTCGGAACCGTTATAGAAAAAGGCAATGATTTCCCACAGTTAGGTAGAGTTAAAGTAAGAATCTTAGGCATTCATGGTCCAGAAGTCAGTAATCATGATATACCATATGCACAAGTCTTAATACCTACCACTGAACCAGGAACATCGGGTCTTGGATGGAATTCTGCACTCGAACCATCGGCTGCAGTTTTTGGAATATTTCTTGATGGTAAACAGTCTCAATTACCTCTTGTTTTAGGATCACTTCCTGTTGTAAATGTGCCATCTCTCACTCAAATAGAAGCAGGTATTGCTTGGAGTAATAGTGGGTCTCCAGGTGTTGGTGCACCTGCAACTATTGATGGAGCACTTGCTGGACCGCCTAGTAGCTTTTTTGTAGACCCAAATATTGAATACGGTGGTAATACTCAGTATGCTTGGTCCTATTTTAGAAGTACTGGAACCTTTACAGATATTGCTATTGCTGCACTGTTAGGTAATTTTCTTGTTGAGTCAGGTGGTGGCAAACCTCTTGATATTAGAACTTCTGTCAGAGGTGATCTAAATTTAAATGCAAGAGGTTCATTAGGTATTGCTCAATGGTATGCTGGTACTTCGAGACAGGATAATTTAATTAGATTTGCAAAAGAAAGAGGTGGTTCGGAGACAGATTTAACTATACAGTTGCAGTTTGTAGAGTATGAATTTATAACTGTATCTGAATATGATATAACAAGATTAAATAATTATAATTCAATTGGACCAGCTACTGTTTATGTGCACCAATTTTATGAAAATCCTAAAAATACTGGTGCAAAAAGTGCACATCCAAATGAAACGAGAGGCAAAAAAGGTATTGCAAAATTAAAAGAATCAGAGAGAATAGGTTATGCCAAATCTGTATTTGAAACATTTACTAGAAAAACAAAAAGTAGTGCATTCTAATGGTAGACTTTACTCAATTTAATAATAAACTAGCACAAAGTGTAAAACAGTTTGAAAACTTAGATTTTCTTGAATCGTTTAAAACCGTTCAAGATGAATTCCAAACTGTAGCAGAAAGTGCTTTTAATAACGCCGAAGATTTTATAGAAGGTGAAATCAAAGGTGGCATACAAGCCATTGAATCTGCTGCTTCTGATTTAGCAGATAAAGTAAAAATTCTTGAACCACAAATAGCAAAAGCAACAAAAGAGATAGCAGATGAGATTCCTGCTATGAAAGAAGCTATATCATCCTCAGATATAACTAATCTTGAAAAGGTATTTGTTGCTGCAACAACAGGTAATACCGCTATTGATTTAGATGACATATATCCAGATATCCAATCAACTGTTGAAACAGCAGAAGAAATGTTATTTGATATTACAACAACGGCAAATTTAGAAGGCGTTTATAAATCACTGAAAAATGCTGTTGAAAATTTAAATGATACGGATCTTTCGAAGGTTCTTGAAAAGATAAAACCAGGTAATATTTCAGGTAAAGGTGATTTTAATCCTCTTGAAATGATGAGAGAGTTTGAGGATAATATACAATCAGAAACATTCCAGAAATCATTAACAGCAGCCGTAGATAGATTTAACAATTCTTTAGGCGGCCTTCAAAAGGCAGGTGTGTTTTTAGCACAACTGGAAAGTTTTCAATCGGCATTTTCAAATTCAATTTTTTCTGCAATTCCTAATTTTACAAGTAATATGGAAGAATTGTTAGTTGCATTTAGTAATGGTAATGCTCAGTTATGTAGGTCTCTTGCTATTAAAGATATATCTTTTTCGGATGACTTGACAGCTGTTTTGGATGAAAATAATATTAAAGTGGATTTAAGTAGTGTAGAAGGTGTTCAAGATACAGTAACAAAAGCAAATGCTCTTAATTTGCCTCTTGCTCTTACAAGAGAATTGGATAATTTACAATCTATTATTGATTCTATTGAAAAATTATTTCCTAATATTTTACCAACACCTGGTTCTTTCTTGCAGACACCTAAAGTTGTTGCTGACCCAACAACAGATACCGTAACGATGGCAGGTGGTAAAACTAGTAAAGGAACAGTAGATAATTTAAATGCTATCTTAAATAGTGAAGAAGATGTTGTATCATACATAAAATCAACTGAAAGAGAAATTACATCAGCTGTTGTAGACTGGACTGGGACTTTCAATGACCAACATCTTAACGCTACGTCAATCAATGAGTTATACTTAAATAATGAAAGAGAAGGAATTCCATATCACTTTGTAATTAGAAAAGATGGTAAAATTGAAACAGGACTTCCTTTATCATCTAAAGGAAAATATAAAGAAAATTATAATGACCTTTCAATGGGAATTGTTTTTGTTGCAGGTTACAATTCAGCAACACCTAGTAACCCAAGTGAAGACCCTGGAGAATTAACAGCTCAATCAATTACTAGTAGCCAAATGAAAGCATTTAGGACTCTAATGAGTGGGTTCTATACAGCTATTCCACTTGGTCAAGCATATGGTTATTACGAATTATATGAATCAAGAGAAACTGTAGCAAAATCTGGACCAGGATTTTCTGTAAGTGAATTTGTAACTAAATCTCCTTTTCATAAAGGCAATTTAGGAGATGTCGTAGAAAATAAAAAATTCTATACAATAGATGAATTATCTAATTTATTACAAAAAGCAATTGAAGGAATAGATTAATGGGCCTTGTAGTATTACCTACTAATTCAGAAACAGTTTTACCAGAAAACCCAGACAATGTTCCTGCTGGGGTTGTTGATAATGGAGATCCAAGAGGTGAATATCCACGGCCTCCCTATTTTGGTCAATCAAGTGTAAATAAAGAAGCAAGAGGTGGATCTGCAACTGAAGTAAAAACAGGTGGTTCTCATCCAAGTAATGGTAAATCAAATCCAGAACAACCTTCAGTAAGTCCAAAATATGGATCTGTTCAAGTAAAGGAAACTAAATCTGGTCATATACAAGTATTTGATGATACACCAGGTGGAGAAAGAGTTGTCCTAAAACATAGGACAGGTGCTGGTGTGCAGATGTCAGCTGATGGGTCTGTTGTAATTAGATCAAGAAATAATGCTGTTATTTCTATAGATGCAAATGGAGCGATTATCTGTGAGGGTGATTTTACATTTGTTACAAAAAATTTGAATATGGATATTAGTGGAGATCTTAACCTAGATGTAAAAGGTGATTATAATGTTAAGGTAGGTGGTAATCAAACAACTACAGTTGAAGGTGGTTTAAAAGAAAGCTCTAAAACAAAAAATGTCACAGTAAAAGGATTTAATGGTCAAACTGTATTAGGCCAAAATGTTTCTACCATTCTTGGTGCTTCTCTTGAAACCATTAAAGGAAATTCATCTCTTTCTGTAGAAGGTTCAATCACTCAAGCATCTAAGGGTGTCTATAGAACATCATCTCAAACAGAGATTATGGGTTCAAGTCCACGTATGTCTCTATTGGCTGGAGATATGTCGGTACTTGGTGCTGGTGGTACAATCGGTGGCGAGAATATGATTATGTACACCTACAATATGCATGCCACTAAAACTGTTCATGCTGATACCATGGCAGCAAATGTTTTCCATGGTGATTTGAATGGTACAGCAAAAGAAGCGCTTGATGCGAACAGAGCGGCAACTGCAGGAAGTGGCGCTGCTTCTCCAGGTGGATATACTACAGCATCTGTTGCTCTTGATAATACAGCAACTGCTGTGCCAAATTCAAACATGATGAAATCTGCACTTAAATCAAGCAGAGGTGTAAAGAAAGTCTCAGTTGCAGATGATGTCATTAGAAATAGCATTGATAAATCTGGTGTTATGGGTGGCATTTCCGATAGAAGCCTTGATCCAAGAGAAGCAAGAGCTAAATTAAAAGATCCTAATAACCGAAACAATAAGGATTTTATTGCGGCACTGTTAAAAGACGGTAGCGTTAGTAACAACTATTCCAACCCATCTGCGCCAGGTGTCAGAAGAACATATGGCGGAGAAGGTAGCACTACTAGGTCAAATACTGGAGCAAACTTTGTTGAAAGAACACGAACATACACTAAGTTTACGCCAGATCCTAGATTTAATCCTGATCTGATTGATCCTCGTGGCGAAGGTGCAAAGGCAATTACATCTAAAACACTTGTTGCTGAAGGTATACCTATCTCTACATTTTTAAGTGGAGTTGGTGGTAAAACTAATTTAGGACATCTTGCAACATTTAGTGAACGAGCGGCACTCATGAGGCAACTTGTTTTACAGGCAGAAGTAATTAAATTATGTAAAAACAATATTGGTAGATTCGAAGATTTTAGAATTGTTGTTGCAGAGGGTGTTTACAAACCAGCAGCAAAAGAAACACTTGATAAAAAATCAATTCCTTATCTGAGAAAAACAGGGCAAGCAATTGTATATGAACTATATGACAAAGATGGTAATATCAATATTGAAAGTTCATTTGAATTTGCGGAATACTTAGCTGAAAACTTATTTGGCTACGATAAAATACAATTGAGCTATGATAAAATTGATCCAAATAAAGATGGTATTCATGTTCAAATTGTGGTTGTAATGCCAGAGATTAATGAAGATTTTAATATTGTTGGTAAAGCGAGCCCTGACTTTAAAGTTGCTACAGAATTTAATAATACGGTTTTGTCTCCACGTGATTTAATTGAGGTTGATGAAAGTGGTAGTCCAGTATCAGATGCACCAGTCGCTGGCGAGACTGCTCAAGGTGGTCTGATAGAATATCAACTTATTGATAAGTCAAGAGATTTACGTGTCTCCAAAAAACTTGAATTAATTCTTGCAAATGCCGCAATAAAATCTGGAGTGGATGTTGTGGTGATTACATCTGGCGGTCAACCAGGATCAAAAGGTAAACGTGTCGGTAGTACAAGACACGATACATTAGAAGCTGCTGACCTCAAGTGCAAAGTTAATAATAGATTTTTGAATAAGGATATTTCTTCTGATAGAGCAATCTTAGAAAAATTTGTAAGAGCAGCTAGAGCAGAGGGTATTTTAGCTGGCGGCATGAGTTCAAGCTATATGGGAGTAAACACGATGCACCTTGATACACTTGGTGCTAATTTGGGTGGTGGAAGATTTGATAGAAGAACTGTTACTACATGGCTATCTGATCAATGGTTTATAAATGCGATGACTAGCTGATATCCATATAAATAAAGGTAACAGAGGATATGAAATATGGCAACTAAGTTATCAGCAGAAGATAGAAACTTAGGCTCTTCAACCGTTTTTGGTACAAGAGCCAAAAAATACATTGACATAGATTTGACTTTTACTGCAAAAGCAAGCGGTGAGATATTTAAAAAACAAGAATCAGCTGCCGTAAAGCAAGCTGTTAAGAATCTTATTATGACAAACTACAATGAGAAACCTTTCAAACCTAAGTTTGGAGGTAACATTAGAGATTTATTATTTGATTTAGCAGATGAATTTACAGAAGAAGATGCTGAAGCACGGATTAGATTTGCAATAAATTCATATGAACCAAGAGCAGAAATCCTTAATGTTACCGCTCGTTCTGTTCCAGAAAGAAATGAATTAAAAGTATCGGTTACGTTTAAGGTAATAAATACAGATGAGATAATCACAATTACTTCAACACTGGCAAGGCTAAGATAAATGGCAACAACTATTGAATCCTCAGCACTTAGTTTTGATAACATCAAAGCAAGTTTAAAAAATAAATTAAAAAATAGTACGGAATTTGCTGACTATGATTTTGAGGCTTCTGGCCTTTCTAATATTCTTGACGTGTTAGCATACAATACTCATTTAAATGGCCTTATTGCAAACTTCTCTATCAATGAATCTTTTTTAAACACTGCTCAATTAAGATCTTCTTTGGTTTCTCTGGCAACAGGTATTGGTTACATACCAGATAGTAGAACGGCATCAAGAGCACTTTTAAAGGTAAGTGTAAATTTAGCAGGTGTTTCTGGCAGACCTTCTGTTATTGATTTGCCTAGATTTACTCGATTTAGCACAACTGTAAACGAAGTTTCATACACATTTCAAACAACTGAAGTATTTACTGCCGAGGATGATGGTGCAGGTCTGTATGTATTTAAAACACAAGGCGGATCTGAATCCATTCCAGTTTTTGAGGGCTCAAGAAAAACAAAAACATTTTTGGTAGGTGAATTTGATGAAACAGATGTCTATATTATTCCAGATAAAAATATGGACACTAATACAGTTTCGGTAAATGTTTTTGATTCACTTAGCACTTCAGCATTTACTGCATATCAAAGTATTGTTAATGTAACTTCGGTAAATAAAAATTCTACCATCTACATCTTAAAAGAATCACCGAATGAATTTTATGAATTATCATTTGGTGCTAACGATATTTTAGGTAAAGCCCCCAAAGCAGGCGGTAAAATCGTCGTTGATTATATTAGCACTGTAGGTCCAGATGCAAATACAGGATCAAGTTTTACTGCTATTGATCAGATAGCGGTGAATAGCGTTAATTACAACCTAACAGTTGCCACAACATCTAAAAGTGCTGGTGGAGATGTAAAAGAATCCGCATCTTCTATTCGTAGAAATGCTCCTTTTCAGTATGCAACACAAAATAGAATGGTCACAGCAGATGATTATAGATCAATTATTTTACGCAATTTTTCATCTTTAATTAGTGACATTAAAACATGGGGTGGTCAAGATAATCCAAAACCTCAATTTGGTACTGTTTACACCTCTATTAAATTTGAGTCGGATGTAAGTGCACAACAACAGACAGATACTAAACAAGCCATTCGAGACCTTGTTGATCAATTAGCTGTCTTATCTTTTAAAGTAGAATTTGCAGATCCTCTTGATATTTTTGTTGAAACTGATATCAGATTCCAAGTAAACCCACAGTTAACTCCTCTATCAATTAACTCTCTGGGTGTTTCTGTGAAAAATGTTGTATCTAATTACTTTACAACAAACATTGGTGGATTTGATAAATCGTTTAGAAGATCAAGTGTTCTTGCATTAGTAGATGATGTATCGCCCGCTATTCTTTCAAGTAGAGCAGAAGTAAAAGTTCAGCAGAGGATTACACCTACAGTAAATGCAATTAACAGTTTCAATTTGACATACCCTACACCTATTCTAAATCCTCTTGATTCTATAGAACCTGTTATTGTAAGTAATAACTTTGTTTTAGGTGGCTCTACTTGTAGAATTGAAAATAGAACAGCAAAACAACAAGGTGACGGTAGTTACACTCCAGCAAGCACTAATTTAAGAATTGTTGAATTAGGAACAGGTATTGTAAAACAAAACAATATTGGGTCTGTAGATCCTCTTACTGGTAAAGTAAATATAGTTTCATTTAAACCTGAAGCACTATCAGGTGGCTCAGGTATCATTAAATTATCTGTGACACCTGCTAACCAAAGTGCTATCACACCAGAGTTAAATGAAATCTTAAATTTTGATGAAACCGCATCCAAAGTTATCCCAGTTATTGTCGATGCTCCAAACTAAGAAAATAAAATGTCTGTAGATAAAACAAGAAGAGATATTAATAGGAGAGAACTTGAATTTGGTAATAACCAAATTGACAAGGCTTTGCCTGAATATTTTCAAACAGATTATCCTAAACTTGTTACATTATTAAACAAGTATTATGAGCATTTAGACTCTGATGGCAATTTTGGTTTTAAAATTAAAGATTTACCAACAAGTAGAGATATTGGTCAAACTGCACAATCTAATCTTACTTTTTTAGAAGATGAGTTGTTACTGGGTGCTAACTACCTTGAAGGTATTCTTGACAAAAGAACTGGTGCTGAACTTGCTAATAACTACTATCGGACAAAAGGCACCAAATATTCTTTTGAAAGATTTTTTAGAGCGTTCTTTAAAGAAGACCCAGAAATTGTTTACGGTAAAGATCTTATTTTTAATTTAAATGATGCTGATGGTGGTTCTATTCTTGGACCAGATACTAATAATAGAATACAAAATGATAAAGTATTTCAGCACTGGGGTCTTTTAATTAAGATAGGTTTACAGCAGAATGATTGGAAAGAGTTATACGAACTTTTTGCCCACCCAGCAGGCATGTATTATGCGAGTGAAATCCAAATTGTTTCAAAAAACCAAGATATATCATTTGATAATATGCCTATCTCAATTCCAAGTGTTCCAGCACCAGTTGTATACCAAGGTATTGCTAGCATGGCACCTGCATCTCTTACAGAACCATCTGGTATTGTTACAACTGATGATATTACAAGGCGTTTTGATCTTGATAGAATGTCTCTATCTGCTCATACTCTTGTCACACAAGATTCAACTGGGTTTGGTTCTCTGGCATTCAACGCAGAACAGTATCCATCGCTGTTTGACATGATAAGAACAACATCTCCAACGATGGATATGGATTCAGATGGCACATCACTGAAAACATCTATCAGTCTGGATAACACAATTGAAACTCTTGACCAAGACAAATTTAAAGATTCCGCTGTATAAAACACTAAAAATTATTATAAATAAAGGTAACCAACAGGAAATATAAAATGGCAAGACAAGTATTACAGAGTGGCACAGTTGCTAATGACGGCACGGGCGATACGCTCCGTGGTGCTACAACTAAAATTAATGCCAACTTTACCGAGTTGTATAATATTCTAGGTGGGGATTCCACTAACTCAAGTGTTTTCTTTGAGCCTAATAATATTGTCTTTGAAGGCACTAATGCAAATGATTTTGAAACACGATTGACTGCAACAGAGCCAACTCAAGATAATACTATCACATTGCCAGACTCTACTGGCACCGTTGTTCTAACTACTGTAAAACAGACATTGCAAAAGAAAACATTAGTTTCTCCAGTACTAGTAAATACTGATCTTTATGATTCGGAAGGAGCAAATAACTTTTACGAGATTGTGCCACCTACTGCTTCTGGCATGAGTAAAAATATTAATTTAAATATTCCTACACTTACTGATAGTGATACACTTGTTACAAATACTTCAACATCTGTTCTTAGCGGCACAAAAAGATATGTATCACCTGTCATAAGAAATCCTCATATTGGCACCCAGATACAAGACTCTGGAGGTAATCCTATTTTAGGTCTACCTACAGTTTCTTCTGCGGTAAACTTTCCTACAATTAACAGTAATACTACAGGAAATGATATTAGTATTGTAGCATCTGGTACCGATACAAATATCAATATGGTTTTTGAAGGAAAGGGTACTGGTACTATAAAAACAAAAGCATTTAGATTTGAAGATTCAGATTATACCGCAAGCGGATCTTCTGCTATTTCGCTGACAGCTCCAGTGGCACTTTTAAACCAGTCTACTGCGGGCACTAACACTCTTGCAAATGGTGTTGGTGGTCAAGTCATGAGATTTGTAAATATTAATACTGGTGCAGTAACAATCACACCTGCAACATTTGCTCAAGGTACTACATTTACAGTGCAAAGTAAAGCGGCAATTGACGCAGTATACAACGCAACAACTGCTGGCAGTGCTACTGTTGGCTGGTATTTGATTGGACTAGACTCCGCTGGTGGGCTAGGCAATCGAGTAATCATAGCATAACTTAAGGCGAAAAAAATGGCAGCAATTATTACACAAAACTTGAAAAAACAAGTCATTCAAGATATTTTTGATGATATTACGGACTCTGCAGGCGCCAAGTATTATATTGGCATAGGTAAGTCAGAAGAATGGAATGATTCGGATGTTGCACCAAATCCAGCGCAAACCGAAAGAGAAATCCGAAACTTCCGCCTTGGTTTACAATCCATGAAAAGAGTTGCTGATTTTAGTTATGTTGTTCCGAGAAATAACTGGACGACTGGTACAACTTACAGCGCATATAATGATAATGCTGCTGGTCATCCTACTTCTCCATATTATGTAATGACCGATACTAATGCTGTTTATCTATGTGTAAAACAAGGTAGAAATTCACTTGGTGTTGCAACTCCATCCACAGTAAAACCTACCGGTGTTTTAACTACTGTGAGAACATATACTGATGGTTATGCGTGGAAATTCTTATACACTATGACTACGCCAAATCAGACTGCTTTTCTTTCTTCTAATTTCCATCCAGTTTTAAAACAAGGTAAGCTTGATTCAGATGGTTCTGGGAATGTTACATCTTTGTCTCAGTTAGAAGAACAAAAAGGTATTCAAGATGCAGCTATTAGCGGTTCATTAAGTGGTATTACTGTAACTAATGGCGGTGCTGGTTATACATCTACTCCTACGGTAACAATTAAAGGTAACGGGAGCAATGCAAGTGCGATTGCTACGGTATCAGGCGGTGTTGTTACTAAAATTGAAATGGGTGAATCAGCCGGTACACTTCTTATCGGATCTGGTTACGATTTTGCTGAAGCTGTTATTTCAGGTGGTTCTCCTACTACTGCTGCTAAAGCAAGAGTTAATTTAGGTCCAGTAGGAGGTTTTGGTGCTGATCCTAGAAATGACCTAAGATCAAGAGCGATTATGTTTAACATCAAGCCAAACGGAACAGAAACAAATGAGTTTGTTATTGGCAATGATTTTAGACAAATCGGTATTGTTAGAAACCCACTTGATTCAGCTGGAGCTGCTGTTACTGCAACTGCGGCAAATGCTTTGTATAGATTAAAAATGTCAACAGCCACAGGTCTTTCTTTTACTATTGGTAGCACCGTAACAGGTGATACATCAGGAGCTAAAGCCATTATAGATAAAACAGATTCGGATGAAATTTGGTATCATCAAACAGAGGCAACAGGATTTCAATCTTTCCAAGCAGGTGAAGGTCTTACAGATTCCGATGCTAATACTGGTACACTTCTTAGCTCTGGATTTAACTTAAAACCAAAAGCAATGCCATTTACCGGAGATGTTTTATATGTTGAGAATAGAGCAGCCGTATTGAGAGCAGCAGATCAAACAGAAGATATTAAAGTTATCATAGAGATATAAGGATTAAACATGGCAACCGAGGTAATTAAAAATTTATTCCTTACTCAATATAAGGATGATTATAAAGATAGTGATAACTATTATCAAATCTTGTTTAATTCTGGTCGTGGTCTGCAAAGCAGAGAACTGAATCAGTTACAAACTATTCTTATTCAAGATAATGCAGCTGCTTTAGGTGCAATTTATAGAACGGGTGCACCACTTTCGGGCGGTAGAATAGATCTGGAACAGAATGTTAAGTTTGTAAAACTGAATACAACTACTAATTCTTTACCTACCGATCTTACAACCATTACTGGAGAAACATTCACTGAAGCTACTTCAGGAATTAAAATTAAATTACTAAAAGCAGTAGTTGCCACAAGTTCTGATCCTGCCACAATTTTCGTACAAATTCTTGATTCAAATGGTCAAGTCCCTAGTGACACAACAGCTGCTCTTGATCTGACTCCAGGTAGAACAATTACTGGAGATACTAGCGGTACTGTTCTTGAAATCCAAACAACAAATACTGCAGCAAATCCAGCAATCGGTAACTCAGCTGTAGTGCGTCAACAAATTGGTAGATTTTATATTGATGGCCATGCTGTTTTTAAAAAAGCAGAAGATATTGTTATTGGGAAATATAATGATAAACCAACAACAAATGTCGGATTTAAAGTAGTAGAAAGAATCATCACATCAAGTGATGAACAAGAATTATTTGATAACTCAGGTGCAACTCTTAACTTAGCAGCACCCGGTGCTGATAGACATGAAATTAAATTAGTCTTAACAGAAGAATCGAATGTTGATTCTGATGAAAGATTTGTTGAAACTGCAAAAGTTGTAAATGGTGTTATTGTTGAAACAACAGAAGCAGCTAATTCATATTCATCTTTGGGTGATGAAATGGCTCGAAGAACCCATGAAGAATCTGGTAACTACACTGTTAGTAATTTTCTTCTTGATTTTGCTACAAACGATTCCGATAACGCCAATCTTGACATTACATTTAACCCAGGTAAAGCATATGTAGAAGGTCACAGATACTATCTTCGTGGTCCTGTAACACCAATATATTCAAAACCTAGAACAACTCAGCTTGTACAGAATACATCATCCATTGCTCAATATGGTAATTATTTTGTGTGCAATGCTGGTAAAGGCAACTTACTTGATATTACCACCTTTGAAGTAATTCAGCTTAGAGATACTACTGGCTATGGTGGTAGCACTATTGGTACAGCAAGAGTAAGAGCCATTGAGAAGGTTGGTTCAAATTATAGAGTTTATCTGTTTGAAGTTAACATGAACTCTGGCAAGAATATTTCTCTTGTAAGATCACTTGGTGATAGTACAACTGAATATTTTAATGTAAAATTAGAGACAACTGGTATTGCAGAACTCAAAGATCCTCAGAATAATAACTTGCTTTTTGATCTTCCAAGAGAAAGACCAGAAGAGTTGAGAGATATATCTGTCACTGCACAGTATAGAGGAACAGGCACAACAAATGGTTCGGGTGAGTTAGTTATCAATAGATCCAGTACTGATTTTGATCTTACAGATGCTTCAACTTGGATCGTAGGAATTGATTCAAGTGGTGAACTTTTTGATGCTACTGTTTCCGCATCATCTGTTTCTCAAGTCACATTGTCTGGCTTACCCACAAGTTCTTCTGCTACATTTTTATATTACCAGAAGAAAAGAGTTGCCACGGCGAGAACAAAAACACTTACATCAAGGTCTCAGAATGGCGTTGCTTTAAGTGGCGGTAGTTTTACTTTAGACCGTTGTGATATTTTTGACATTACATCTATTACAGATGTTGAAACAAGTACAGATATTACAAGAAACTTTACTCTTGATAATGGGCAACGAGATAACTTCTATGGACCAGGTATTGTAACACTTATTTCTGGTAAACCAACACCTGGTGGAAATATTAATATTACATATAGGTTCTTTGACCATGGATCTACAGGTGACTTCTTTGCAGTAAACTCATACGATGGTCAAGTTAACTATCAAGACATTCCTGGTCATAGACAAAACAATGGTAATGTTGTATCTCTTTACAATGTACTAGATTTTAGACCTCGTAAAGCAAATAGCTCAGATGATTTTACTTCTACTGGTGCTATTATACATCCATTGCCTAGAAACACAGCATCTATTGATCTTGATGTGAATTATTATCTCGGTAAAAGAGGTAAGGCTTTTGTACATAGAGATGGTTATGTTGGTGTAAAATTTGGAGATCCTGCATTTAGCCCAGAATATCCAACTCTTGGTGAAGGCACAATGGAGATTGCATCTATTACGCTGAATCCGTATATGATTAACGATCAGGATAAAACGGTAACATATAAAGATAACCGTCGTTATACCATGAGAGATATTGGATTACTTGAAAAAAGAATTGATGATTTGGAAGAGCAGACTGCTCTTAGTATGTTAGAATTACAAAGACAGAATATTAATGTTTATGATAGTGCTGGTTTAAATAGATTCAAATCTGGTATTTTTGTAGATAATTTTGTTAATGATATTGGTACAGATACAAAAGATCCTAATTACAGATCATCTAGAGATTTAATTAAAAATGAAATTAGACCTAATTTTAGATCATACTCTGTTCCGTTAGTCTATGACTCGGCATCATCGACAAATACAAGACGTGTTGGTGATAACATCTATATTAAATATTCACATCAGATTTTGGAGTCTCAGACAAAAGCATCAAGAGCTGTTATTGTAAACCCAGTAGGAACTCAGGTTATGACTGGCTCTTTACAAATGTCTCCCAGATCAGATATTTGGTATGAGGACTCGGACGCACCTGATAAGTTAGTTGATGGTGGCAATAAAATTAGTGTTAATGGCAATAAATATAAAGATTGGGATGCTACTTGGAGAGGTATCACAGCAGACGATGCTAACCAATACGCAGTTGGCGATGTTATTGATGAGAAAACTAATGTCACCATTACGAGAACAGGACCAGGTGAAGAAACTACTACTCAAACCACTAAAACATGGACATTTAGTGGAAGTGAAGTTGTTGTAGAATCATTAGGTGAAAAAATCGTTAGCAAATCTGAAATTAAAAAGATGCGTTCAAGATTTGTTTCTATCAGAGCAACCGGTTTGAGACCCAATACAAGACATTATATCTTTATGGATAAAACAGAATTAAGTGATTATGCAAGCACATCGTCTGGTACTGGCGGGTTTGTTCCAGAAGCAAGTCTTGCTCGCAATTCTATTTACAGAAAAATGGGCAATAGATGGAAAAATGTAACAGGATATCCTGCAACACTCGGTGGCGCAACAACACATACTACTGATGGTAATGGTGCCTTATCTGGTTATATTCTCATTCCAAATACATCAAGCATAAAATTTAATACAGGTAGACGTGAAATACTTATTACTGATGTTAAGACTCATAAAACTTCTAATGCCACATCATATACAAAAGGGGTGTTTATAGCAGAAGGTGAGTTGAGAGTATCTCAAGAAGAATACTTGGTAACAAGAGAATATGATTTTGCACTATCTGTATCTGATCAAAGATATACAACAACTATTACACCACCTTATGCTGAACCAACGTGTTTCACTGCCGATACACTTATTACAATGGCAGATGGATCCACAAAACACATCTCTGCAATTAGACGCGGTGATATTGTGAAAAGTTCTGAATGTGATAAGTGCGGTAATGTTCACGGCAACGAGGTAACAGATATTGAAATTACTCCTATCGGTTCAAGGTTGTTGTATGGCTTCAATGGTGCTGAACCATTTGTATCTGAAGAACACCCGTTGATGACTCCAGAAGGTTGGGGTTCTATTAATGTGAATACATTTAGAGAAAAAGAACCATCTACATATGACGCAGTAATGGAAGAAAATGGTGGACATCTCGTTGACATTAATGTAGGAACAACTCTTGTAACTGAAGATGGTGAGATGAAAATCGAATCTTGGTTACCACAGGAAAGAGAACCAGAACTTCAACTGTATAACTTAGGTCTTAGTGGAAATCATACTTATTACGCAAACGGTATCTTGGTACATAACAAAGGCTGTGGCGGCCCAGGTTCTCCTGGTGCTGGTGGTTTCGGTGATGCCGATTGCAGCTTTTAAACTTAAAGGAATATTAAATGGCATATAGTTCTAAAAGAGGTATTCAAAAGGACCAGTTTGTTAACCCTATGGCACAAACTTTTATTGTGTCAGATGCCCATGGCTGTTTTTTGACAAAAATTGGTGTTTATTTTCAAGAAAAATCATCAACGTATCCAATTACTCTTGCACTTAGGAATGTTGAAGAGGGCGGAGCTCCAAACATTTATCAAGTTATACCTGGGTCTCAAGTTACTAAAAATCAAAGTGCGATTACCGTTTCCTCAGATGCAAGTGTTGAAACTCAATTTGAATTTGATGAACCGATTTACATAAAACCCGGCAAATTATATGCCTTCACTCTTTTTTCAAATGAGCAGAATTCATATAAAGTTTGGGCGGCTAAAGTTCTTGATTTTAATTTAGGATCTACTACAAATAAAATTACAAAAAATGTTGCTCCAGGAAATCTATTTAAAGGTAATACAGGAGTTTCGTATCAACCTGAATTGGATACAGATTTAAAATATAATCTATATTCTGCAAAATTTGCAGCTACGACTGCCACTGCTAAGTTTTTTGATGCAAATACAGATCAAGAATCTCTAATCAATGATCCGTTTACTGGAACTGCTGGTTCTGCTGTTATTAGAGTACAACATCCAAATCATGGGTTTCAGGTAAATGATAGAGTGTTTATTAGTGGAGTCTCTGGAACAGTAAACGGCATTACAGCTACAAACCTAAATGGTAGAAGAACAGTAACTGCAATTGATGGTACTGGATATAAATTTAATGCTGGAGGAAATGCTGATTCTGCTGTTGAATTTGGTGGGTCAAACATTATCGCAACTTCACAAATTAAATATGATGTAATTCAACCAAGCATTGGAGTTTACAACCCAAGAAACACTGGTAGTTTTTCTATCACGGGTAATTTAACTACATCAAAATCTTTTGCCGGAACAGAGACAGCGTACGGAACAACTTCAAATGTAGCTTTGATTAATGATAAGGACACAATTCTTGATAACCCTCATGTAGTTATGAATGATTCAAATGAAGATCTTCATTCCATTACACAATCTACTGTTTTGTCGGCTACATTTTCTACTGATGTTGGTAGTAATAAAGTCGCGCCTTTCCTTGATGCACAGAGATCAAATTTAACTCTTATCGGTAATATTATTGACAATCAGGATTCGGCAGCAACAACAGGGTTTAATGTTCCATTGAATTTTGTCGCAGAAACTCATCCAGAAAATGGCACATCTCTTGCTAAACATATTACAAAACCAATTACACTTGAAGAACCTGCCACAGGTCTTAAAATTATATATGCAGCGAATGTACAGGAAGGTACTACAATTGATGTTTTCTATAGAACAGCAAGGATAGGTTCAGATTCAGACTTCACTAAAACCAGCTTTATTGAAACAACTGTGGATGCAGATCCTGGTAAAAGCCCCGGACAAAAACAGTTTAGAGAGTATGAACATACCATTGGTGCATTATCAGCAGATACTCTTGATGAATTTAATACCTTCCAAGTAAAATTAGTTATGAATTCAACAAATCAAAGCATTGTACCTAGAGTTAGAGATCTTACAGTTATTGCATTAGGTACATAATATGATTAAAGTAAAAGGTCATACTGATCTTGTAAGAGACCCTAATAATGGCGCTATTATTAATATAAATAAGAGTGAAGCTGAAAGGCTAAGAACTATCAGGAATGAAAGAAAACAAAAAGATTTAAAACTGCAAGCACTAGAAAATGATGTGAGTGAAATAAAATCCTTGCTAAAACAATTAATAGAGAAGCAATGATATGGCAAAAGCTTATATACGGTTAACTAATAGAATTGATGCTTTTAAGGATGAGTTTAATAATCTCACTAATAAAGTAGGTGATCTTGCTACCTTAACAACTGGTGGATTTGTAGGGATTGGATCTGGTTCACTTTCAGCAAAAACTTTTTCTGGCGCTGATTCAAGTTTAACCGAAGCAATTAACGAAGTTGATTATAGATTGGATTCTGTGGATCAACTTTTAGATCAAGCAGTTCTAAAGACATCTAATGTTACTTTTGCTGAACTAGTTGCTACAGATAGTGCTGAGTTTCGAAGTAATATTGTAGTAGATGGTAATACAAACCTTGCTGGAGAACTGATTGTTCAAGACAGCGCTGAATTCCAAAACAATGTAGTTATTGATGGCAAATTAAATGTTGGTGGTAATACTACATTAGGTGGTACATTAATTGTAGATGGTCAAGTCACATTCAAAGCAGGGTCTGGTAGCAGTATCGGACTTGGTGATGATTCTGCTGATACAGTAGATTTTAATGCAGACATTGCTTCAAACCTTATTCCAGATGCCGATAATACATATTCAATTGGTAGAAGCGGCGCAGAATGGAAAAATTTACACGTAGATGGTGTTGCAAACTTAGATGGTATTAAAGGTGACTCTGCTGCATTTACTGCTGGTATTACCGTAGGAACAACTCTTGGAGTAACTGGAACATCTACTCTCGGTGTGATCAACGCATCTGGTCTTGCATCACTTGATGGGGGCATTGATGTGGATGGGGCGTTTACAGTTGCCAACTCAACGGGTAATGTGGTAACAACAGGCACACTCAATGTAACTGGACTTGTGACCGCAGATGGTGGCATTGATGTTGATAATATGCACATTGACGATACTTCTATTGCTCTATCAAGTGGAGATCTTACTGTAAGTGCTGGTGGGGATATTTACATTAAACCTACTGGTGACGATGTATTTTTTCAAGGCACTACTTCTAATGAACAGATCAAGTTTACAATGGGCACAACCTTGCAAACTATCGCAGTATCTGATGCCTTAAAAATAGATGTTGCTGGTAATATTAATCTTGATGCTGATGGTGGTGTCATAGAACTTGATGATGGTGGAACACAGTTTGGTGCTTTAAGAACAGAAGGTGGAGAACTTAGAATTGCTTCTGGTTCAACAAGTGATGCAAAAGGTGTAACCTTTACTGCAAATGGCGGTAGATCCAATAGCCAATTCCACGGTGTTGTAACATTTGATTCTGATATCACAATCAACGGTAATCTTACAACAACTGGTACTCAGCTAAATGCTTCGAACGAGATTAGATTGATGGATGGCACATCTGCTAGTGCAACTCCATCATCTCCAACTTATGACGCAACACTAAGTGTCAGACGTGGTACTCAAGACTCTGCTGAACTGTTCTGGGATGAAACTAACAACTATTGGAAAATCGGTACTAAAACCGACAAAGAGCAAGTTGCAAGACATAATGATGCTGTAACATTTGCCTCGGTTGTCGTTGATAACACTACTATTGATGCCAATGAGATTACAAGAGCAGGCGGAAATTTAACTCTGCAAACTTCAACATCAGGTGACATTTATTTAAAACCAACTGGTGATGATGTATTCTTCCAAGGTGTTACATCTGGAGAACAAATTAAGTTTACCATGGGTACATCTACTCAAACCATTGCAGCATCTGATGCCTTGACTCTTGATGCGGTTGGTGATATTACACTCGATGCTGATGGTGGTGATGTATTCCTTAAAGATGCTGGTACTACTTTCGGTTCACTTACTAATACAAGCGGAAACTTGATTATTAAATCAGGCACAACAACTGCAGCAACATTCGCAGGTGCAAACGTAACATTTTCTGGAACAGTTACAGCTGGTTCTTTGAATACAACTGCAAGTGATCTGGTAGGAGCTATCAACGAACTGAAAGCACAAGAAACATCTGCACCAAGAGCTGCACTCAGCGGTGGTAACTCGATTACGTACAATAGCAGCAACGGTGAAATTGCGGTGACCACAAACTCTATCGCAGTATCTGAAATTGCAGGTATAGATAGTAACGGAACAAAATATAGAGCATTAGCTTCTAATGGGTCTGGTAACTTTATTTGGACAAGAAAAGTGCCTAGCATATTTGATTCGGATGGGACGCTTCTTAATTAAAGGATTAACACTGTGGATGCCCTACTCAAAACCGATGGTGACGGTAACTTAACAAAAATAACTCACGCTGAAGAAGATT